GCGGGATCATTTGGCTCTCTTAATGCTGAACAAAAGAAAATAGTAGAAGATGTACAAAAGCAAGAAAGTGAGCGCATTCTGTATGAAGATGCTGCTATAGAAGCGGAGCGTCAGGGCGTTGCGTTTGACACTACTAAATCCATGGGAGAACTTTCTACTAAAGAACTTGATATACTGGAAACTGTACGGCAACAACGTATAGGTAGGTACGGAAGAGACCAGCAGCGGTTGTTTACTAGAGCAGGAGAACCAGCTCCTACTATAGAAAGGCAGGCGAAAAAAGCGGAAAAAGAACAGGCTGCTATAGACAAAGCTGCAAAGCAAGCGGCGAAAAAGGCGGAAAAAGAACAGGCTGCTATAGACAAAGCTGCAAAGCAGGCGGCGGAGAAAGAACGTAAACAACTACAGGAGGCAGAGCAAACTGCATTTTCTTTCGAACCCAATGCAGAAGAACAAGCTATAGCGGAAGCACAACGTGAAGCTGATATACAAAAAGAAGCTGAAGCTATAATCGAAGCGCGTTATGCGGACACAAAGGATAAAGAGGGCGCTGACTTAAAATTACTACGCCCCACTAAGGATGTTATAGCAGCAGAAATAGCAGCTGAAGCAGACATAATACGCAACCGCCTTCCTGCGGAAGAAGCTAGACAAGGTGATATATTTGCTGGGCTTCCCGGCGAACAAACCCGTGCGCCTAGCGTGGGCAAAGACCTAAATGACTTCTTAAAAGGCCAAGGGTTACCAGTTAACGCTGCCACTAAGAAAGCATTTGCAGGTCGAGACTTGGCTGTGCCCGAGCAGCGCGCTCAAGTAGTAACTGATCTACGTACCGTAGCAGAGCGCAGTAAGTCCGCTGCTAACATCGACGCTATTGATAATGTCATACAGCAACTTGAACCTACCGCCGCTGCACCTGTTGTAGAACCTGCGCCTGTTGCTGAGCCTGCTGTTGAAGCTGCACCTGTCGCTGAGCCTGCTGTTGAAGCTGCACCTGTCGCTGAGCCTGCTGTTGAACCTGCGCCTGTTGCTGAGCCTGCTGTTGAAGCTGCGCCCGCTCAAGAAACAACTACGAAACCTGCTGCGGTAGAGGCAAAGAAAAAACCGACTGAGGATGATATACCGCAACAGGGTGTTCAATTTTTCCCTAATGGTAAGATTACTGACATTGGTATTAAACAGCTGGCGATTGCTCATACAAAAAATATGAGAAAGCCTAAAGCGCTGCGCGATTCTGGTATAACCGAAGCGTTTAATTGGTTTATGAATGAAGATAACGCCAGCGTTACAGAAGCGAATTTAGCTGCATATCAAAAAGCCGTTGATGCCTTTACAATGAACGCGCCCGTCTACAAAGGTGTAGCGTTTAGCCCAGAGATAAGTCAGCTTGCAACGCGCGGACGACTCGCACCTTTACTTAACAAATTGATTCCTTCACAGTCTCCAGAAATACAACGCATCTTACGTAAAATAGCATCTCAAAACCTACGTACTCGCATTGTTGTTGGTGCTACTCCAGAAGGAACAAGCGGTTTTTACGATGCGGCCACTGATGTAATTACGCTGAACCCAACTAGCGGTATGAACGAGCATACGGCTTTACATGAAACCGGCCATGCCTCACTAGCGCAGGCGCTCAACGATCCAAACTTACAAATCACTAAAGATTTCTTTAAGTTCTTTTCTGATATAAAGACGCAGATGGGCGATGCCTATGGTGGGCAAAACCTACAAGAGTTTGTAGCCGAGCTGGTAAGTAATCCAGAATTCCAAGCGTTACTTAAGCAGATCAAAGCGCCACAAAGTAAGACCATGTGGCAAACCATTATGGACTCGATCGCTAAGTTCTTTGGGTTCCGTAAAGAGCAGAGTGCATACGACAAGGGCTTAGACTTTATAGACAAACTTCTTGATGTGTCTCAAGGTGTAGAGCCTACGCTTACCGATCAGCTGTTCTTGGGTACGCCTAAGATGGCAATGGATGCTACCGCTAAAATACTTACTGGCACTCCAGAGTTTGTGGGTAAGAAAGCCGACAGTTTAGGCAATGCTATATCTAGGATTTCTTCTGAGGGGGGCGGTGGACTAGCTAGCCGCGCGTTGAGCGCTTTACGCCTGCAAGATATGGCGCGCATGGCAGCGGAAAAGTTCCCTGAACTGAGTAAAAAACTCAAAGCCTTACAGGCTGCTATACTAAGCAGGCAGGGTGCCTTAGAGAAAAAGATAAAAGAGATACAAGACAACTACAGGGTATTTGAAAAGATTCAAAAGAAGTTCCCTCGGGCTGTTGAAACTTTAGGTACGATTGCTTTAAAGGCGCGTAAAGGTGAGTATGACTTGGTTGGCGTGGACCCAGAGTTCGACGTGACTAAACTATCGCCGGAGCAAAAAGCGGAGTTTACTGCGTTAGCGAACCAGTTTAGGTCTTTACCTTCTGAAGTGCAGACCATGTATAAAGATATGCGCCAAGGTTACCGAGATGTGTTCCTTGCGTATAAAAAGTTTGTACTAGATAAGGCAAAGGACGGCAGTCAACGTGCCGAGTTAGAAACTCAGTTTACTAGAAACGCACCTGCTATAGGCTACATGCCTGCTTTGCGTTTTGGAGAGTATTTCCTTGAGTATACTGACGTATCTAGTGGGGTTGAAGAACGAGTAGTCACTGCTTTTGAATCCCCTGCACAACGTTCTAGGTTTATTGCGGAGAATCGCAACATAATTAAAGGCGATCCTCTACCGTTTGATAAGGCTGAGACGGCTACATTTAGCCCTGAGCGTTTCCCTCCTACCTCTTTTGTAAGCAAGGTTATGGATGTCATCCCACAGGGGCAAAGAGACGATGTGTATCAGGTGCTATTATCTTTGTACCCAGAAAGCACTTACATGGATCGCATGAAGCGGTATAAAGGCACGGAAGGCGCATCTATAGATGTAGTGCGTGGGTATGGCGATACTATGCTTAAGGGCGTGCGCAAAGTAAACGCGCTAGAGTACTTACCCCAAGTGCAAAACGCGATAGATGAAATAATAAAAGAAAGAGGCACTGGGCTTTCACAAGCTATCAGAGACGAGATCATCAGGCGCAACAACACGGGGTTCATGCAGAATCCTACTTACGGAAAGATGACTTCGTTCTTCGCCACTAGCGCTTACTCTCTGTTCCTATTAGGTAACGCTTCGTCTGCGCTTATTAACACGAGTGCTATATTGCTTTTGACTTACCCACGTCTAGCGTCTAGATACGGCTTCAACGAAGCTAATAAAGTGCTTATGTCTGCTATGCAAGAAGCATTGCCTTCTTTCCGTCCTAAAAACCAGAGACAGGAAAGCTTAATAGAATATAAATGGCAGTCTGATCCCAAGTACAAAGCTTTGTATGACGGGTTGATGGAGAAAGCTCAGCTAGAACACACACTGTCGCGGGAAATATTAGAGGGTTCTAAGCAGTCAACTGCTGACTTTAATTCTAACAGCGCGCGGTTTATGAATTTGCTGAGTATGCCGTTTTCTGGAGCGGAAAAATACAGTAGGGCTACTACAGCTATAGCAACATACAACTTAGCAAAAGCAAACGGAAAAACAGAGGCACAAGCTGTCGAAGAAGCAGTTAACGAAGTTATGGATGTACATACTTCTGGACTTGCAGCGGAAGGCCCTAGCTTAATGCAGCATCCGGCTGGGCGTGTAATGTTTACGTTTAAGAGTTTTATATGGAACAGTGCTAACGTGATCGGCATGACCATGTATAACTCTGTCGCAAGTGAAGACGCGGCAACAAGAAGTATGGCACGTAAGCAAGTGCTTGGTATCTACGCAGTAAGTGCAGCGCTTGGTGGTATAAACGGTCTACCTTTCTTTGGAGCTGCCGCTACTTTTGCCAACATACTGGAAGCTTTAAATCCGTTTGACGACGACGATGAACCTTTCAACGCTAAGGAAGAAGTACGCGCCGTTACTAATGACTTTTTGTTTAAAGGCCCGCTCAACTATTTAACGAACCTAGAAATATCTAACCGTGTTGGCCTCGCTAACGGTATGTTATTCCGAGAAGACCCATACAGCGTAGAAGAGCGAGGCTACTTAATGACTGCTCTAATGCAGGCTACTGGGCCGGTGGGTAGCTATGCGTTTAACTTCGAGAACGCCATGGGCTTATTAAGAGAAGGAGAATACCTACGGTTTACCGAAGCTATGTCTCCAAGCGCCGTGCGTAACATACTTAAAAGTGCGCGTTACATTAAAGAAGGAGCAAGGACAAGAAGCGGTGAAGAAATAGATACGGATATAAACGCATATAATTTATTTATGCAGGTGTTAGGCTTTAGCCCCGCGGACATATCCAATGCTTATGAAAACCGTTCTATGGCGTTAAATTATCAAGCTAAAGTCCGTGCCAGAAGAAAAAACATTCTTGATAAATACTACATAGGCAAAGAAAACGGCGACGTAGAACTTATGCTAGAAGCTAGAGAAGAACTGCAAGACCTGCGTATGCAGTATCCGGGTATAGCAAGTAACGATACTTTAGCCCGTTCTTACAGAAGTAAAAAGGCCTATGAAAAAGATTTAATCCTCGGTCTTCGTTTCGATAAAGGACTGAAAGATAGAGTAACCGAGCGCTATTTAGAAGACTTTATAGCCTAAGTTCTCCATACCCGGATGCCCCGCACTCCGTCTTCAATTACTACTTTAGTAACCACTTTAAATTTAAAACGTTTGGTTTCCTTTAGTATTACTTTGAGGGCGGAGGGGGGATGCAGGCAGGGTATAAAGAACGACGCCCCTGCCTTGAACTTAGTCCAGTTGATCTGGTAGTTCACTTTCTCCACTAGCATTGTCTGCTTCCTTAGCTATAGCGTTGGTGCCAATAAACTCTGGGTGAGAAGAATCAAACCACACACAGCGGGTAGCACTAGTCGTCATAGCCATACCCTTACCCATGTTTTTGTTATGCGTCCTTATAACACAGCCTTTATCTTTTAGCTCCCGTATTGTGGAGTCGTAGTTAACCTGCCTCTTGTTTAAGAAATCTTTAAGCCTACCCGAAGCTATGTAGATAATATTCGCATCGGGTTCTTCCCTGATATACAAAGCTCCACGCGGTTCCAAGTAAGGACGCTTAGTCTTACCCGACCGTGCATCTGCTGCGGCGTCAATAGACAAAATGTTTTGCGTATGCTCGTTAATAAACTCACCGATAAGTGCAAAGGAGTCGTTTACTGGAGCTATAGTAGTCTCACGCAAGCTCTTAATTTCCGGTGCAGCCCTCTGATATATGCGCTTCATATCAAGCGTGACTATGCCTGCTTCTACCGCAAGTAGTCCTCCTGCTATGTTACAAGCCATCGCTGCTGACCAGTTACGCTCACGTTGAGTTAAGCTAAGCTCCTTATCTATCTTTGCCTGTGTGTTTAATACTCTGTTTTTAGCGTGTTCAGGGTTAGCCATGATGTACTGCACGAACGGTTCTATGGCGTGTCCGAAGTTCTGGCTTAGTTGGTGGTCGAACATTGCCTTACCTTCCGCAGTTGAGATTACATTTACGTCTTGGTAGTCGATGAAAAACTCAAGTATCCGCATCAGCTCCCCATCAGGCGAGTTCTTTGTGTTCATTAGCTTCTGGTAGAAAGATGCGTTCGAAGATGACAGGGTTATGTTACGCCACGTAATCTCATTCTTACGGTTAGCGTTAATGTGGAAGTGCGCCTTCTCCTTGCCGCGCCCTTGTGATGCAGCATAAGCAAACTTGCCTATGTCCTTGTCTTCAATGTTTGTCATTTCGTCTATCGTATTTACGATATTGTTTAGCGTGCCTAGTTTGTTTATCCGACCTGTAACCGTATCGTCTGGCGTGCCTAGTAGCATCTCGGGATCACCGGCTATGCTGTTTGCCATACGCAGGATTGTAGTTTTGCCTGTACCTGCTTTGGGGTGCACCAAGTTAATTATGGCGCCTTTCTGCCCTGTAAAATTGAGCAGTATTGAACCGAACCCGCTGAGTGCAGCGAACGCGTGCATTTCCAACCCCGGTCGATTGTACAGCTCGAATACTTCTCTCCACTTCTCGTAAGACCCGCGCGGCTCTAAGTAGTCGCTATAGGTCGCTGTTACGGAGGAAGGCGGCGAGTGGTATACACCGTCTACCCGTATCTCTCTTTCACCCACGATAAAAGCAGAGTGGTTATCTGCCCAGCCAAATTGAACGCGCATCTTATCCGCCTTATTCTCTGTTGATAGCGCCTTAATAGAGTCGATTACATACTTATGCAAGTAGGGAGTAGTCTTTTTGTCTGCTAAAACGCCGTTTTTCGCCAGTACTTTAGTTAGCTCTCTTGAGTCTAACTGTTCGTTTTTTATAGTAAATCTACGTTCTCCGTCTTTTGGAAGGTGTACTACAGCAATCGCAACGTCTCCGTCTGTAGGGTCAGTCATGCGTTGCTCTATATAAAAGTCGTACTCGTACACAAACTGAGCGCCTTCTCCGTCCTCTGTCTGCATATAGATACCGCCGTTCTCTCCCCACACGTAGGGGGGTCGGTATTTAACACCTTGCTTACTAGCTTTTGCCTTCTTGAGTGTCTGCCCAAGGACGATCGGGCTTTTGATCTTGCCTTTGTGAGGACAGCCATTGCAACCTTCTGGGTTGTTAGCTTCAAACTCTGCACAGGAATGCGGGCCTTTTATGCCCTTCATCTTTCTTTCAGTTGCTTCGGGGCTGTAGTCTGCGTGCCCCTGCGAAATTATGGTCGCTGCCTTAGTGCTGTCTTGGCAGAACTTAGCTATAGACAACGCATCGAACCAACGCGGTTCAGCGAGAGTTGCCCTGTTCCTTATGCAGTCGTGTAGCTGCAAGCACCCATCAGCACGGGTGACTATCTTCTTGAATACACTTGTATAGTTTTGGTTTAACAGTTCTTGTAGTGGGTTTTTCTCAAGCGGTCGCTTGTCTACTTCCTCTGCGTCAGGGTCAACTCCGAGTATTTCACGAAGCTCGTCTGGGTCAATGCGATTAGTCGAACCTCTTAATACTGTTACTGGAGCAGGAGGATCGTATTTTTGATTGAAGGTCCCCGGCACCCGTAAAACACGGGACGCGTCGAAGACACGTTGGTCAGCGTAAAACTCTTGTGTCACACAGATTTGCTTAAGGCGTTTGCATATCGGTAGCCATTTAGCCCGAGGTACTTCTTCTGTCAGTGCCCAGTATGCGTGTATTCCGCCCCCAGAATCTATTACAGCAGGGAAGGGTAGACCTACGGTCTCACAAAACTTTTTAAGTGCTAGCTGCGCATCTTTCTTAGTTTCGTATCCTTGAGGTAAACCAGTAGACGATTCTATGCTACTTGCTTTACCTTCCCCGCAGTCTATATCTACCCAAATAGACTGTAATGATTCTACGTTTGTTGCTTCTCTGCTTCCGGCTTTTTCCAATTTACCGAGCATGAAGTAGACATCCTTACCTTGCTTTACGAACTTCTCAGCAAGGACATCTACCTGCGCTCTATCGTCAGTAAATTCAGAGAAAAAACCTGAGCCTGCGCCAACCACACAGTAATAGCCGCCCGTGGGGACAACGTAATCTATGAGGTTGAAATCAGTCATTTTTTATACTCTATTATTAGATTTTTAATAGTGTCTTTCAGCTCGTTGCTTGGCTCATGTATGCCCGTAAACCAGTTGTAAACTGCTTGCCGACTAACCCCAAGCCGGTGTGCGACTTCGGCAACGGGCACTTCTTTCGAAATGCACGCGCGACCGAGTTTTACACCTAGCATGGAGCCGTCAGCCTGTTTATTTAGACTACTGAGCCGCTTTGTGTAGCCATAGCTCATTAGTCTTCGTCGCCCCATATGTCAATGATGTCAGCCATTTCTTCGTCGTCCGCCGGTGCAGCTTCCTTCTTTTTCTTGCGCTTCACAGGCTCAGCAACTTCTTCCTCATCCTCGTCGAACAGATCAGGTTGCTTAGTTATCTGGCCTTCAGCTTCAAACATATCGTCATTGTCTTCTGCGGCAGAGAACAGGCTTTTAGCTTGGTCAGCCGTGAACCCGTCAGCTTCCTCGAAAGGCGAAGCAGGTTTGTAAGGCAGATACTTGAGCACCTGTACACCGCGTAAGCGGAGAGAAACACCAGTAGTCGCCATTTTGAACGGGATCATTTCGACCGCTATATTTACTGTACTACCAGTAGTTAGCATAAAGTCGCTGCCAAGGCGGTCGTTCTTTGCGTCAAACTGCGCAGGCGGCTCGGTCGCATTGCCACTGTATGCTGCTTTGAGACTAGTCTTACCAACAAACGTACCGTCTTCTTGCTTCTTGAAAGGCATCTCTAGCTTAGCAGGCCAAGACTTATCGCGGCCTTTAGCGTTGGTGTAAGCATCCTGCATGATTCCATAAAGCGCTTTGGCTTGCGCAGAAGTCATGCTGAAGTCTAGCTCGTAACGGGCACCGTCTTCGGTAGGGTCGCAAGGTACGCTCTTACCGTTCTTACCTGCCTTGTTATCGAAGCGGTAAGGTTTGTCCAGACGAGGGTAACGTGCTTCAACGCCTTTGATTATGTGAGATGGGTTAGCCATAAATATTTCCTCTATGTTTCCTGTAAAAGGATTTGGTGATTGCGAAGCGGCTTCTATTTGCTGCCTCGCGGTTGCAAGCTCTTCCTCGGCTAAAGGTCGAACTGGTTTAAAATATATCCGGTACGAGTTGTACTGCTCGACTAGATATAATTCGGTTAAAATTTCTTCTGCTTCTTCTTGGTTTTTCTCTAAGTATTCAATGTACTTATAAAAGCCAAGCTTGTTAGTTTCTTTGGCAAACAGACTGCTAGCACTTATGCGCACCTCGCAGACTATGCCGTCTTCTGGTAGTAACACCTTGATGATCTGGTAGAACTTACATGGGGCGCTACGATTAAAGCCGCCGCTCTTAATGCTTCGAGTGCAGTCCATACACCGCCTAGCTTGCACCTTGTCATCAGGCACGTTGTCGTCGGGGTGCGTACAGCCAGTAGACCAACACACTAAACCTGTGCTGTCGTAGTAGCCTCTAGATAACTCTCCTCTATCAACTATCATCACCTGTAGAGAATCTAGGGGGGAGTTGGTCCGTGGGTGTAAGAAACACCCATTTTCATGTCTTAGTCGAATCATTTTTTACGCGGCTTTAAAACAGAAACAATATACTTACGGTTGACTTGTAAACCCGCAGGCATAAGGTCAGGGTTGTCCTCAAGAAACTGCTTCATGGCTAGGCCAGAGATTCGTTTCTCAAGTAGGTGGAAAGCGTCGTGCTCCTTGAGGAAGTCGTACATCCTTTCCCAGTCGCTAGTCCAGTAGTGAGACTGTACTCTACGGCTTACTGTGCCAGAGGGTGTCCTTAGACTATCGAGGTCTTGCTCTTCGCAGAGCGCAAGCAGCTTTTCTACTACCGTTTCTTGCTGCTTTTTTATTGTCTTTATCTCGTCTTCTTTCTCTTTAATAGCGTTCCGCATCTTTATATAGATTTTGGTTAGCTTGTCTGCTGAGTCTTTCATGGCTCCTCCTAAATAGCAGGGATTGCCAGTGTATGTCAGCCTTATTTACATTGTCAAGCATCTATTTCTTGTTTATATAAATCTACGATTTTAGTGTGGTTATCTATGTTAGACCGCAACATCTTGTATAGCCTGCGCTCCACTTCACTGCCTTCAATGTGCACCACAGTCATTGGGTTGTGTTGTCCCGGTCTGTCGATACGAGCGTTTGCTTGTAGGTAAGTCTCCACACTGGTGACGGGAGCGTACCATATCACTGTATTAGCAGCGGTTAGCGTAAGGCCGTGCGAAGCTGCTTGCGGCTGAATGATAAGCACCTTTATTTTATCTGTGGTCTGGAAGTCCTTGATAATATCACTGCGCTTGTTGACCGATACCTTGCCAGATATTATGTCGGCGCTAATCTTGTTCTTGTTACAGAATTCTTTAAGTAATTCAATAGTGTGGGTAAACGGCACGAATACAAGTATTTTGTGAGACGATTCGTCTATTACTTCTTTAATAACCTTAAGCCTGTTGCTAACGTCAAACTCAATGACCTCTCGGTCGTCCGAGTACACAGCCCCGCCCGATATTTGCAGTAGCTTATTGAGGTTAGTTGCAGCGTTAACTGAAGTGACTTGCTCGCCGTCCGCCTCCATTATCATGCGGTCTTTTAGCTGTTTGTAGTACGATGCCTGCTGCTTGGTCAGTGGGGCTTCCCGATCTACGAAAGTCACTTTGGGTAGGTCTAAGCATTCTTCCTTGCGGAATCTTATCGCCGGTTGCAATGCAGCATGGACTGTCTCACTCGCATCGGGCTTAGGGCGCCAAGTATATTGTGATACTTTATACATGACCTTATCTTTGAACTGCCCGAAGTACTGGGGTACATTTTTAGGGGCGACTAACTTAGCTAAACCAAACGCATCAGTTGGCGCTTGTGCTGCTGGCGTACCCGTAAGCATCCACAGCCAATCTATTCCTTTGCATAAGTCGCGTAGTATCTTCCATCGGTTTGTCTGTGCGTTCTTGTAGGCGCTTGCTTCGTCTACCACAATTAGGTCAAAGCCGCCCTTCTCTATCTCTTCTTTTACTACTGCTACCCCGTCAAAGTTTATAATGACAAACTCTGAGCCTGCGTTGATTATTCTTCTCCGCGTAGCCGAGGTTCCGTGTGCCACAGAACAAGTGCGGTGCATAGCAAATTTAAACAGGTCTTCCTGCCATGCTGATTTCATAATAGACAGAGGACATATTACAAGCACGCGATTGATGACCCCCTGCTGCATCAGATAATCTGCTGCCCATATTACAGAAGCAGTTTTACCTGTTCCCTGCTCGTTAAAACAAAATGCTTTCTTGTTGAGCGTCAGGAAAGAAGCGGTCTTCTTCTGGTGAGCAAACGGGTCAAAGCGACCCGACCACTCGTAGTCTCGTCCTATGGGAGATGGCACGTCTTTTACACCCAAGCTATTTAACACTTGAGCTTCATGTAGGCGCCACGGCAAGGCTAGTTTGAAATAGCCATCGTCCTGCTCTGATACTTTGTAATTCTTTACGCGTTCAGTCACGAGGTGCGGACGTTTAGTCTTTAGCACCATCGCTCTGTTGTTTATTATCTTCATGCTTTAGCTGTCTTCTTGCGCTCGCGTTTACTAGTTTCAGATACAAGGTTACCCTTTGAATCCCGCTTGAAAGAACGGTTACGGCTCGCTGTCTCTACTCTAGTACCGTCAGAGTTCTTGCCGCCTTTGTCCATTGCTTTCTTGTGGGCTACGTCATTACCGTCGCCTTTGCTTACCTTGCCTTCTCGCTCGGCTTTGCGACGGGCGGCATTGCGTTGAGCGCGTTTCTTCTTTTGCTCTTCGGTGCCTTGGTAGTTTTCATACTCGGATTTGTAATTTCGTTTACTCTTCGTCATGATAATTCCAGTCCTTTTCTCTGTTACTCAAGCGCCTGCCCACCCTGTAATTTGCCTTTAAGCCATCTTTTATTAACTGCATGCCCCACTCAGCTGCGCATTCAGGGTGAAAATAAACGGTTAGCATTCTGATAGCATATTCTTTACTATGGTTAGTGTTTTCTTGTATAGCTAGTTTCACTATCGGCGGAAACATATCATATATTGTTTGTAGGGGAAGGTGCGCGTCCCAAGTTACATACGCATCTCCTTGTTCTATTGCATGTCTAAACCCGCAATTAGGGTAGAAGCATGTTTGTGATATTGCTTTATCCCAAGGGAGTAAAGAGTCAGCGCCTTTTTCACGTGCCGTCATTATCTTTTCCTATTATGTTCGCAGCTAGTAACCGGACAGAACGCACACAGCGGCCCGTCGATTGCATTCCACACATCGTTTTCTTCTGCTACCGTTAGTCTTTCCAGCTCGTCATCAAACACACTGAAGTACGACTTATACATATCTACGGTGTGCTTTTTCTTTATAAACTCGTTACTTACTACGTATGCTAAGGCAGACTTAATTACTTTTACTTGGGGGTAATTTACAAATGTCGCCCCCGCCATTAAGTCAAGCTGTTTAGTGTCAGCATACTTGGCGTTCTTGCCTGTCTTGTAATCTACAATATAAGCTTTCTCGCCGTTTATTATTAGCAAGTCGACGATACCCCGCCACCAAACATCCTTGGCGAAAAAACTAGTGGGCTTGTAGACGTTGTTTTCTTTTGACACCGCCATGCGTATTTCACAGTGCTTCTCGCCCTCGATGCGGTTGAAAGCATCTAGTATTTTCTTCACATAATTAAACTTAGCGGGGATAGGCTCGCCATCTCTTATGTAATGCTCGGCAGCTTTATGCACTTCGTTGCCGTAGAAAGTAGCAGCGTTGCCTTTATCTTTAACATCCTTAGCTACTTTCAAGTGGTAGTATTTCTTAGGACATTGTTTAAACGTGCTTATGCTACTGTAGGACCAAGCTGTCATAGTAGACCTTTCTCTTTTAGGATTTCGTAGTTCGTTGCGTGGGCATCTTCTATTTTTTGTTTACTTTGCCCGTAGTACGGTACGGCTAAGTGTTCACTTACTAGTGCGGCGTTAACTGAAGTTTTGTCGCTCAACATTATAACACCTAAGTAGCGTCCGAACTCGTCTTTTTCTCGGATAATTAGTTTGTACGTTCCTCCGACGTGCAGTGTCTCCTCGACAAACTCCTTTGCCAAGATTCCGGCAACTTTTTCTTCTGCATCTCTCGTGCAGCACTTTGGAATATCAATACCATAAAGATATATGCGCTGATTGCAGCGCCAAGTATCAAAGCCAAGATCAATATCAACATCAACATCTACTGTATCTCCATCAACAATTCGAACGATCTTACAGTCGTATTCGTACATTATTCTTGCCCCTTTTTATGTAGCACAAACCCGCCTATCTGTCTTTTAGTTGGGTCAGTTAACGAATCCAACGTGGTCAGTCTGTCGAACTTACGCTTAGGTTTACCCTCAATGTCAGTATCAGTGTAAGCGTTGCGCGGGCACTGGGTTATCTTCCCGCCTCTAGCTAAGTATTCTTCTACCTGCTTTGCTATCTCTTTACGCTGTTCTTCTTTTTGTTCGAGGGTTAAAACGTCAGTCCATGTCGTGGTCACTAAAGTATGCCTCTGTAAAACACATGCTTGTGTATCTTGGTTGTAACTTCTCCAGTGTAAGCCCACTCAGGGAACACCTTTGTACTATGGTAGTGGGTCGCGCCCTCTGTAATATCAGGTACGAAACCGCTCAAGTGAGCAATGTACAACGAATTAAACCATGCCTGTTTGTTCTTAGGTTCGTCACTTTTCCCGTCACAATAAAAACTAAACTGGCACTTATTTCTTATCGGTACACCGTTCCAGTAGTACCCTTGCTTAACCACATCACACGCATTGTCTGGGTAACGTGGGTCTTCTATCCTGTTTCGTATTACTAGAGCAACTGCAACCTGCCCTTCGGTCGGCTCACCCCTTGCTTCGAAGTACACCGCCATAGCGACGCACATGAGAGCAGGGGTAATCATCTTTTTACCATCCTGCCGGATATTTCTAAAGGGTTATGCTTTCCTCGCCGTTCTACTAGATACACTTCGAACTGCTCGCCTTCTATGCGTATACCATAGGTACGTTTTTCTTTTTTAGCGCAGAACTCTGCTTCTTCTAGCGCAGCCGTAAGATCAGTGAAGTACGACATCTTCCACCTCGTATTCGTAATTAACAGTAGCCTCGTTGGAGGAAAATATACCTGCTCCGTTATTCAAGTGGAACTTCATAGCAGTATCTGTGTGCGGTGACATAGTTATTACTGCGTCTACCTCTGGGTGCATCACAGGTGTAGCTTCTAATAGGTTGTTGATTAGCTGCCTGCCGTGTCCTTTCTGGTATGACCAGATTGAGTAAGGGCACAACACGGTGCCCAACTCGCCATATATCTCTTCACGTTCTGCTAACTTTTCTTCGATTTGCGTGACTTTACCTGCGGCGATAAACTTTAGCTGTCTCTCATCTTGCGGTACAAATTTACAGATGATTACACAAACAACTGCGGCTATTTCTCCAGTCTCATTATTAATTTCTGCGTATACATGAAACGGGTCTTCGAACCGCACGCTGTTGTCTTTGAATAATTTAGCTCGCACAGGGTCATCGTCAATCAAATACAGATGGTCTGCGGCGTTACACTTTATCAGCATCTTCAAACTCCTGAAGCATGGCTTCTAGCTTTTCCACCGCTTCGCTTGCACGTTGCAGCATAGCCATAATCTCTTCGGCATCAGCACCATCTATTTCTATTGTTATTTTCATTTGACGTTGTGTATCTCGATTAGCAGGTCAATGCAATGTTTAGCTTTCTCTAAGTCCGCTAAGGGTTGCCCTTTCAACTTCCACCTAGTTATGTACTTTACTACATTACCTTCTAACAGGGACAAGCCGTTCTTCTCTGCATACTCAGCAGGTTGAATAGCCATGTTCTTATAATGCGTCCCGCCCGTCTGTTTCTGTAGAGCTGTCTCCTTCGGCAGTGGGTCGGTTGGCTTCGCCATTTGTGCGTATATCATTCTCTTTCTCCGTCTGTTTTGGTTTCTCAAAGATTTTTGCCCAGTTCTCCCCGAAGTCTTTAGCAGGGATAAGCAGGGGTCTGCGTCTACTACCTTTTCCACTCATTTGTTTTCCTCTAAAAATTATGCTTTTACGTTGTAGTCTTTATCAACAAAGCCTTCTTTACTACCATTTACGAATGTTGAGTTTACCCAAACTTTCTTTCCGCTCTGGTATGTGCGTATATGCCCCCGCCGCATGTGGCTGCGTTTACCGCCTCCTCCCCCGCTAATCCCGTGGACATAAGAGCTATCCCAAATCTCTCCACCTATGGATAACACTTTGTAATCGTAGTTAGCATCTTTATTGTTTCTAGCGTGCTTCTTAGCTAGTTTGACAGGAACATTTATGGGTACTTGTTTACAATCTGTTACTTCTAGAAGTTTGCAAAATGTTGCTACAGAAAAGAAATCGGGTCTGTAATCTTTTATTAAAGCTTTTTCAACCGCCTCCACGTCCCCTTTAAAATATTTATCCTCTAATAAAATTTCAACCGCCTCGGAGGTAAACCTATCTGCGTTTAGTGATACTGAATAAGAGTAAAATGTTTCGTCGTTAGGCACGGTTGGCGTATCAGTTTCAAAACAAAACCTAGCAAAAACCGGGACGTTCACCCATTGCCTGTCTACAGGATCACAAACAACTGTAGCGCACAGTATATCTGGGCGACTATCTTTAGATTCTTGGTCTTGCATTAAAAAAGATACCTTGTAAGACTCCACGGGCACATTGCCACTTGGCGCCTCTGGTCGCGTATCCATTATCATTGTAGTTTGTAACAAAGCCATCTTTGGGTAAGGTAGTTTATAAGGTATATATTTTTCTCCGTCATACGTAGGGATTAAATCCCCCCTACGAAACACTCCGCTAACATTAGGAACAAAAAACTTGGGGGACTTCTCTATACCTTCTGCAATCATACCTTCGAAGAAAGCTGACTCTTCGTAGTTTCTGGAGCTAAGATAAGCTGCTTGATTGCGCAGCGCACTTATTGCATCTTTAAACTTTCCCCACTGGGGTATACCCCTAACTGTTTGTTGTTTCATGTTTATCTCCTCATTAAAGGCCCGTAGCGTGGGCTAGCCGGTGTACACACAGTGCGGAGAACTAACTGCCTAAGCAGGAGTGATGAGCTACTGTTATACACTGCGGGTGTT